TAAGAAGGCTGAGGGGTTTCGCGTAGGCGAAAAGGGTTATCCATCAAATGGCCGTATTGCGTGGGCGCTTTGGGGCGGTGATGCTGGCTTTTCGTGGAGTAGGCAGATTGCAGAGCGCCTAGATAAAGAAGATCGCGCCCCTGAATTGACTGATGCTGTGAAGGTGGGATTGGCTAAGAAGGCCAAGGATCACAACGATAAAGTTGGTGACGTTGCGTCTAAGCGAACCAGCACACGCACATTGAGCGCAGTATTTCGCCGTGGCGTTGGCGCTTATAAGACAAACCCGCAGAGCGTCAGACCAAACGTGAAATCACCAGAGCAGTGGGCATATGCTCGCGTGAACAGTTTCTTATATGCGCTGCGCAATGGCAAATATCGCAGTGGAAAGCATGATACTGACCTTCTGCCAAAGGGTCATCCAATGGCTAACGATGAAAGGGGTAGCGCAGATATGGCAAAAGATGATATTATCGGTCTTGAACTAAAAGGATCAACAGAGATGGAAGAGCGTCACATATTGAACGTGGAAGAGACAGATGATGCTTATACTGTCACTTTTGCAAAGCCTGATCGTGAAGATCAGCCAGAAGAAATGCAGACTACTCAGGAAGATGATGAGCGCATTCAGCATTACGATGATGAAGAGCGCCTTGACCGTGAGAAGATGGAAACTCGCGGCATGTCATTTGACGGTAAAGTTGTTGACGAAGATAAGCGCACTGTGCGGATTGCTGTATCCAGCGAAGAGCCAGTAGAGCGCAGCTTTGGCAATGAAATATTAGATCACGATGAGCGCAGCATTGATCTTAGCTTTGCTAAGTCAGGACGTATGCCGCTTCTCTTGGATCATGACCCACGCCAGCAGATTGGTGTGGTAGAGGACGTAAGCCTTGATGGCTCGGCCCGTAGATTACGGGCGACTGTGCGTTTCGGAAGAAACGGGCTTGCCAAAGAGGTTTTCGACGATGTTGTGGATGGTATCAGAAGCAACATCAGCGTTGGCTATCATGTCAACGACATGGAGCGTCAAGATGCGGATAGCTACCGCGTGAAGTCTTGGCTTCCAATGGAAGTATCAGTTGTGAGCATACCCGCAGACAGGACAGTCGGGGTGGGCCGCGCAGCAGAGAAGCCACCCGCAAAACCTATCACTGAAACTCTTATTAGAGAGGAAACTATCATGTCGGAAGAAAACAAGATCGACATCGATGCGGTTAAGGCCGAAGCTACTCGCGCCGCCGCAAAAGATACTGCTGAAATGTATCGCTTGGCTGCAAAGCACAACAAGCGTGATTTGGCAGACAAAGCCGTATCAGAAGGCCGCTCACTCGCAGAATTTCGCGGTGAATTGCTGGACGTAATCGGTAATGCACCATTGGATACGCCAAATGAAATCGGACTTGCCCCGAAAGAGGCCCGTCAGTTCTCATTGCTTCGCGCTATCCGCGCTCATGCAAACCCAACTGATCGCTCTGCACAAAAAGCTGCTGCTTTTGAATTAGAAGCTGCTGCTGCTGCGTCAGACGCGATGGGTGTTGAAGCACAAGGCATTATGATCCCAGCAGATGTATTGCGTAGCTGGAAAGTGCGCGACATGAATACAACTGACGATGCTGGCATCATTGCTGACGATTTCCGTGGCGGCGATTTCATCGACGTATTGCGGAATGCTTCATCAGTCATGCAAGCCGGTGCAACAATGCTGACAGGCTTGTCAGGCAACGTGAAGATCCCAAAGAAAACAGCCGCATCATCTGCTGGTTGGATTTCATCTGAGGGTGGCGCATCTGGCGAAAGCGAGCCTACTGTTGGTCAAGTCACCATGACGCCGAAAGTGCTTGGCGCTCATACAGACATTACACGCCTTATGATGCAGCAATCATCTTTGGATGTTGAAGCATTGGTGCGTAATGATCTGACAGCTTCTATCGCTCTGGCGATTGATCTGGGTGCATTGGCTGGAACAGGATCATCTGGTCAGCCTACTGGTGTGAAAAACACATCTGGCATTAACACACCAACTAACTTTGCTGGGGTTAATCCAACATTTCCTGAAGTTGTAGCGATGGAAACTGCGGTAGCAGAAGATAACGCTCTGCAAGGAAACTTGGCGTATATCTTACCTGCCAGCATGTACGGTGCGTTGAAAACAACTGTAAAAGACAGTGGTTCAGGCCAGTTTGTTGTTGCTCCTGATGGATCAATGAACGGTTACAATGCAATCGTATCAAACCAAGTTACTGCTGGTGATCTGTATTTCGGCAACTTTGCTGATTTGCTGATCGGCATGTATGGCGGTTTGGACATTGTTGTAGATCCATATACTGCGTCTAGCTCAGGCACAGTACGGATTGTTGCACTGCAAACTGTAGACGTAGCTGTACGTCACGCAGTAAGCTTTGCATTCAACAATGACGGTGCATAAGAGTGCTAACTTGGGAGGGCCACTTGGCCCTCCTTTCCAATAAGGGGCGAAAGATGAAATATATTATCCTGAAATCCTGTGTTGCTGCTGGTCAAGCTAGAAAAGCGGGCGATATAGTTGAGTTAGGCGCAGATGAAGCGACTGCGTTAAAGGGATATGGGCGCATTGATAATGCCCCTGAGCCTAAGCCTGTTAAGGCTCCGACTGATCGGGCTGCAAAGCCTAAGACTACAAGGGCGAAAAAGAGCTAACGATGGCGATACCATTTGCAGATGATTTATCAAATATATTCGATGTTGATGAGTTTGCGACTGCCGTTACATATAACGGCGGCACGATAAATGGTATCTTCGACAATGAGACAGTTCCGATTGAAGCTGGAGGGTTCGCGGTCGTGCATCAAGAGCAGCCGCGTTTGACGTGTCGTACAGTTGACTTGCCTTCTATCGCTGAAGGTCAGGCTATGGTTATAAATAGCGTGAACTATACAATTCAGGCGTGGATTGATGATGGCACAGGCGTTACTGTAATTCAGTTGGAGAAGGTATAATGGCGCATGTTCGCAAGCAGATACGCGACAGAATGGCCAGCACTATTTCCACTGGAGCTACTTTGGTATCTAGCCGCGTATATACCACACGGGTTTATCCGCTGACTGACGCCAACCTACCGGCCATTACTGTGTATACGGGGTCAGAGGTTTCAAGCCGCCTGAATATGGGCTTGAATGATCTGAATAGAAGTTTGACGGTTGATGTTGATATATATGTTAGGGCGACATCAACATTTGATGATGATGTGGATGCTATTGCTGTCCAGATCGAAGAGGCAATAGCCGGTGACTTTACGGTCAACGGTCTTGCAAAAGAGGCTGTGCTTACTGGAACTGAAATTCAGTTTTCAGGGGATGCGGAGCAACCTATAGGGGTTGCGAAGCTGACTTATTCAGTGAGATATGTTACAGCATTAAATGATGTAGAAACGGCCAAGTAAAGGAGAAACGCTATGGCTACATATTTCGGATCTGATGGGAGCTGCAAGGTAGTTACTTCTGGCGGCTCTCCAGCTTCATTAGGTGAATTGTTAAGTTGGTCTATTACTATGACTTCTGACACGGTTGACAGCACCTCAATGGGCGACACTAACCGCACATACGTTGCGGGTCTTGCAACAGGCACAGCGAGTTTGTCATTATTCTGGGATCCAGATGATGCCGCGCAAGTTGATCTTGTTCAACGGGACAGCATTGACGCTGAATTTTACGGTGAAGGTGAAACTGCTGGCGACACTAAATACACCGGCACGTTTATCGTCACATCTGTAGCGCGTGGAGCAACCCATGATGCTTTGGCTACGCTTGAAGTCGAGATGCAGCTTACCGGCGCATTAACGATTGGAACCGTCTAATAATGTCAATCACATCTAAGATTGAAACGGCTGCTTCTGAGCTAAAGACGGTAGAAGTTCCAGAGTGGTTGATCGATGGTCAGCCACTTAAAATAAATTACTCTCCCATGACTGTCGCGGAGAATAAAAAGATCAACAAGCGCCATGCAAACTTCATGGAAAACCTCCTTGACGCTGAGGTTCAAGTCTACATCATTATTATGAAGGCATTGGATAGCAAGGGTGATCCTTTATTCGAGATTGGAGACAAGAGTTGGTTTGACAAACAAGAGCCATTAGTTGTCTTGCGTTTGGCATCTTTATTTGTTTCTGGCCGCACAGTGGAGGAACTGGAAAAAAACTAATTGACGATCCATTCAGGATGAATGTTGTTTCATTGGCTGAAAAGCTAGGCAAAACGATTGCTGAGATTGATGAAATCACAATGGAAGAGTATAATGAGTGGGTCGCGTATTACAAAGTCTTAGAGGAGCGCAGCAAAGATGGCCATTGATCTAAATATCATCGTAGGCGTCCATTCCGGTGATGCGATCCGAGATTTGGCTAATGTTAGCAAGCAAGTTGATAACGTTGGCTCGGCAACAAAGCGAACAAGCAACGCTTTAAAGCAGCATGCTAATCAATACAACAAAACTGCTGTCTCAGTAAACAAGTTCGGCAAAGGGTTGGCCCAGCAAGCGGGTTATCAAGTTGCCGACTTTGCGGTTCAGTTGCAGAACGGCACTAGCTTTCTTCAAGCATTTGGTCAGCAGGGTTCACAAATGCTTGCTGTTTTTGGCCCTATTGGGGCGGTTCTTGGTGCTGGTGTGGCTGTGGCATCAGCGCTTGGAACGGTATTCCAAGGCTTAACTGGCACTACAAAGGGCTTAAACGAAAGTCTGGATGGCACGAAGGACGCCATGTCTGCGCTCAATTCCAGTTTAGACTTGAGTTTTACACCTTTATCTGACTTGGATGATAAGTTTGGGTCTTTCGCTGGCAAGGTGCGTGAGCTTAGCGAAGCCCAAAGGATGCTAAACTTCCAGAGGACAGCGATAGAAATAACAAATTCTGTCAATGCGATTGAGAAGACAGTCGAGCGAGGCAGACTTGAAAAATTCATAGATCGCCTAAGAATGACTGGGCCAGCTACTGAAAACGCTGGAACCGCAATAAAGAAGCTTTCTAAAGACTTCGAGATCACGGCTTATGATGCCTTTGAACTTCAGAAGTCTTTTGAGGCGTTGTCTAATGCTGGCATAGGCATCGAGGAGAAATCGGAGGCGCTTCTAAACTTGCAAAAGGCCCTTCAGACTGTTGAACCCACAACCGACGAAGGTGTGCTGGCTTTAGCTGAGTTGAGCGAACAAGTAGGTAAGGGCGCATTATCTGCTTACGAATATCTAGCGGCGATGGAGTTTTTGGCGGCGGGAACACGTGGCGTTACTGAAGAAACCAAGAAGCTAAAGGTTGAGATACCTAAGATTGCACCAGAAATACAGAGAATAAATGATGCTGCGAAAATGGTTGGCAGTTCTTTTGAGAGATCGATTATGTCTATGGTGAAAGGCACGGCAACAGCTAAGGACGCCTTTAGAGCAATGGCAGCGGATATTATATCTGAGCTTTACCGTATTTTCGTAGTCAAGCGGATCACAGGATTTATTACGGGGGCTATTCAGGGCGCATTTATGCCGCGTGAATATTCTGCCCCGCCTGTCAGACCGCAAGCGACAGGTGGCCCTGTTTCTGCTGGTAGCCCATATCTGGTTGGCGAAAGAGGCCCAGAGCTTATGATCCCGTCCAGAAGTGGAACAATCATTCCCAACAATAAGCTTGGCGGCGGTGGCGGCGTAGTAGTCAATCAAACCATCAACGTCACCACAGGCGTACAGCAAACCGTACGTGCTGAAGTGCTAGGCTTGATGCCCCAGATAGCAGAGGCATCTAAAGCTGCTGTATTAGACGCTAAACGGCGTGGCGGCGCATTTGCAGGAGCATTTTAAATGGCTATTACATATCCTAGATCGCTGCCTACCCACACGGGTTTAATGAGCATTACGCTAAGAGCGGTTAATCAAACTGCTTTAACGATGTCACCATTTAGCTTTAAGCAGCAGATCCATAATCATAGCGGCCAAAGATGGGAGGCCGAAATTCAACTGCCGCCTCAGAATAGAGCAGATGCAGAGCAATGGATAGCTTGGCTGCTAAGCTTGAATGGCATGGCTGGGTCATTTTTGCTTTTTGATCCGCTAAATACCACACCAAGAGGCGCTTTAGGTGGCACTCCTGTTGTAAACGGGGCCAGTCAGGTTGGCGGCTCATTATCCATTGATGGTTGTAGCAATAGCGTTACTGGTTGGCTGAAGGCTGGGGATTACATTCAGTTGGGGGGTGGCGCATCTGCTACCTTGCATAAGGTTCTTACAGATGTTGATACCAATGCCAGCGGGCAAGCCACGATTGATCTGTGGCCGTATATCAGAACTGCACCTTCAGATGGTGCGACTGTAACCACATCAAATTGCGTTGGCAGATTTAGATTGAATAGTGGTCAGCAAGATTGGACTATTAACAGCGCCTCAATTTACGGGATTACATTTGCTGCTATTGAGGTCGTGCCATGACCAGAGTTTTAGGAACTGTAGCGGATGTCCTTGAGCTTGACGAAATATTCCCGTTCTTTGCCATGCAGCTTATGTTTGATGAGCGCAAAACAACATTCAACGGGAGCATTGTGCAACATGGCCCGTTGTATCTTTGGACTGGCCTTGGTGATCTTACGCATGAAGGAATAACCTATATTGGCACAGGCAACATGCTGCAAATCTCTGAGGTTACTGAGACAGCCGATTTAAGGGCCGCTGGCGCCACTATTACGCTGTCGGGGGTTCCATCAGAAACAATCTCCTTGGCGCTTCAGGAGCCATATCACGGGCGCGAGTGTCGCGTTAAGTTTGGCATTTTAGACGCAAACAGAAATAAAACACTGAACGAAGATGGCGATGCTATTCTTTACGAAGATACTTCAGATGTTGATAACTCTGCTGGCACTGTCAGCCTGCTGGTTGATTTATTCACTGGCTATATGGACCGGATGGATATTGCAGAGAGTCCTGATAGTTCGGTCATATCGCTGTCTGTTGAAAACAAGTTGATTGATTTGCAGACCCGAAAGGTCAAAAGGTACACATCTGAGTTCCAAAAGATCCTTTATCCAAACGACAAAGCTTTTGATTACTTAAATGACCTGCAAACGCAAAAGCTTAAATGGGGCGGTGAAAGATGAGC